TATTTTCATTTACAGCAATAGTATTGATGCCGAGTTGTAAGTAGTTCATAATTATTGTAGTTTATAGCAAAAAACATCCACATCAGCGACATCCCTAACAACACGAGCAAATATGCCCATGTTGTTAAGTTTGTCAATCATGTATTGTTGCAGTTCAGACACAACTCCGGTGTCAGTCTTAACCTCAAGCATAATTACTGTTCCCCTACGAATCGCCATCAAGTCGCAAATCCCAGGTGTTGAGGTGCTGATCAGCTTTGTGACAAACCACCCATTTTCTTTAAGTCGCTTAACTATCTTTGTCTGGAGTGTTGATTCTTTCATTGTTTAAAATAATTGAGTTTGTAAAGTTGGTGTATAAGATGCATCATATCTTTTATTTTCTCCTTTCGGATATGGTTCTATTTGGTATGGAAACATACTTAAAATATCTTTTTTTTCTTTACTATTTCCTAAAAAATAAAAGTATCTATGCTTTCTTGGCCTTTCAATAGGTATTAAATTATCTCCAAATTTATTCTTTAACCATTCTAATCTATTTTCTTGTCCTCTGCTCATATCTGATAAAGTTGCCATGTGTAAATTTTCTAAACCTTTTACATAATAATCCTTATGTGGTGATGACAATCCACTATAAATCCAATTTGTAGCCTGGTATATATATCCATGATGATTTTGAGATGTGTCAGCATAGCTTACAATGACAGATGGACTTGGTAATAATTTTAATGTTTGTGATACAAAGAAACTTAAACAATTTTTTTCTGAATTTTCATTTATAACAAGTCTATTTAATTCATATACCTTGTATTTGTTATTCCATAAATTTCTTAATGGATTACTAACTGGTGTTGCGTAAGTTGATATACCAATTAAAATATTATTATTGTCATATAAACCAAATGCAAATTCTATTGGTGGAATTCTTTTTGCATAATGCTTTTTTAGTACCCATTCCTTTGTTAGATATGAATCAATGCTTTTGACTTGATATTTATCCTTCATTTTATCTTAGTTTTATCAGGATTGCTTCCTTTGTCATTAAACTTGATGTACTCATAGGATGGGTAATACAGTTCAAACATCTCCTCTGATCCCCAAATTTTAGGATGTATCTCAAACATCCATTGCCCATCTTTTAATCGCCATCTAACATTTTTCCTATCTAAGTTGCCTTGGATGTACTCAGAGATTGAGTTAGTCTTTTTTTGATGCATTGTGTTGTGTTTTTAAGTGTATAAAATGTGTGAGTGAGGATAAAAATAATGATAAATACGGGAATTGATACAACGAAAAAATAAATTACCATTAGGATGTAAAAGAATGTTTTCATATATTGAAGTCTTTTTTAAAGTGATAAGTTGTATAATCTTTCTTGTTCATCACAGCCTCATATATCTTGTCCTCAATCCCACCACGACTAAATATCCAATGAATATTTGCTTCTTTAACCCGATCTTTCGTTTGTATTCTTGCTCTTGCTTGCCAATACGAAACGGCTGAGAAGTCGATATTTACGAATATTAGCGCATCTGCTGAGGAGATATTGACCCCTTCGCGACCAGATTGGATTTGTGATATGAATATCAAATTGGTTGACTCATTGAACACAGTTGCCTCAATTGTCAAGTTTTCTGACCCAAAAACATATCTTATTGCCATCTCCTCTGCGATGAACTTATAATATATGGCAATCTTTAACCCATTAAACTTTTCTTTAATATATTCAACCTTTGAGTAATCAACAACCTTCGCCATCCTTTCCGGCTCATCAACAATCACAGTTCCACTATAAATCTGATGCAGCTTCTGCATCAACTTAACTGCCGTATCACCTAATACTACCTGACCTTCTTTATTCCGCACAACCTTGTCAATCCTAAGCTTATTTGCAAGGGTATAGGTTGACTCAAGCATCTCAACGTGATGGATGTGTTCATTTACAAGTGACTCAAAGCCTGCTTGCTCTTGGGTGAAGGTAAGGAACAAATGACCGCAGCAATCCATCACCATTTTCTTGTCAGCCTGGTCATAGTTGTTAAATGACTGCCCATTTATCTTCATCTTCTTTACACTAACAAATTGTGTGGCCCATTTGTAAAAGTTCTGATAGTGGTCAAATGGAGAGTAACTGCTGACCCAGAACTGATGGTAAAGCTGAGAGAATGACTCAGGGTTAGGTGTACCACTAAGGTAGATGATAGGCTTTCCAAAGCAAATGCGCTTTAACTCTTTTGCTCTTGCTGATGGGATTGGAAAGGCACTCAAGCTATGCGCCTCATCAATAATGATAAGATCAAAGGTCTCATGCACATTGCCAAGTTGCTCATAATTAGTGACATAAATCCCCATCTCAATACCACTCCCACTAAATTGGTTGACAATATCACCAATGGCTTTTTTTTTGGTCACAAATAGAACTGACTTAGCACCAAACTTGTGGGCCGTTGCCATAGCAGTTAAGGTCTTGCCAGTGCGAACTTGCATTGCGAGATAAGCAATTCTATACTTATTTAGTAGACTAACTGCCTTATCACTTATCTCCTCCTGGTAGTTCCGTAATTCCAAGGTGTTGCTCATTGTAGTAGTTTTGTGCTATGTATATTTTCCAATCATTACCATGAGCAAACTGCTCAAGACCATGAATGACGGCATTTTGTATCTGATTACGTTCCATTTGTAAATACTTTGCAAAGTCAATGTGATTACCGTTCTTAACGATGTCATCCATCATTTCTTTTACTGCTGATTGCATATATCTTCGTTTTCTGGTAAAATAATAGACCTAACATAACCCATCAATCTGAACTGCTCAACTGTTGCTTGTAGGTGTTGGACTGCTTCGCCAGAGTAGATCATGGCATCAATAAGTTCTCCTAAGAGTTTGTGCCTTTCGTTGATGTTGAGGTCACCCCATTTAGGGAATTGCATTTCGGACATAGTGATTGTTTTTTTAAAGTGATAGTGTATAAAGATTTGCAGCATCGGCATTTAATCCAAATCGGCATCATGTTGCGTTTCATCTTCTTTGTAATAGTTGCCATATTTTTCAAGTTGCCAGAGTTCGTAAGGTGTCATTTTATTATTACTTCAATTGTTTTACCTCTAAGAATATCGCTTAATAGTCCATCAAGCTCCTCACGTTGTTCAGGGTTTAAAAGTGCCAACTTTTCAGTAAGCGAGTCATATGAAAATGCATCAGATGCAATCTCCTTTCTCATCCCTTCGCGTACCTCATCATCAAAGTGAGGGTAAGTTACAACATCTCTAAGTATCCAATTTAGCTTTAACGAATAATTGGCAAATATTGTCGCACCTCTTGTGCCTGGTGCTGACCGAACAAAGTCCTTGGCATATTCATCAGCAAGTTTCAAATGATGGATACATGATACAACGCTACTACCCATTGATGTCTTTTTTCATACGTTGGAGATAGAGGCACGCATCCATAAGTTCTTCAAGAAGATGTTCCATCCATTGCTCAACATCCAAGTCATTTCTCTCCAAGGTTGACCCATATTTGGTTATTCCTCTCTCTGATCTTTCTCTGAACTTTGTTACTATTTCTTCTACAATTTTATCCTTCATTCTTGTGATGTGTTATTTGGTAAGATGTGCGCTTTGGCTTGATGTCCTCATTGATTGATTTCCAAAGTGAGAATGTTGTTTGGAATGTCTGCCAATCCTTTGCTGACTCCTCAAGTGTTCTGGTGAGTAGTTGCCAACCAATGCCTTGTATTGCTCCTCCCTTTCCGGATGTCCTTGTCTTGGCATTGAGCCACAAAATAGCCACTCCCTCAACATGGTAATCATATTCCTTTAGTAGCTCATTATAAGCCGCCAATTGCAACCAATATGACTCGTGCATATTGTTGGATGTCTTAATGTCAACCAGGTACTCTTTGCCATTAATCTCAAGCACTCTGTCAACTGTGCCGGCAAAGCCAAGCACATCAGATGAGAAGTGCATCTCCATCATTCGCATCTTTGGAGTCTGGGTATTGCAAAAGTCAACATACCTCTCAAACATCGCCCACTCAAGCATCTTGTACTTAGGCTTCCCGTATTGATTGACAAATGTGACCTCTTGATGCTGATCGTACTGCTCAGTAAGTTCATGCACAAGTGAGCCTCTGCGCCCTGCTTCATCACGAATGGTGTCAGCATCTTGGCCCACATCTTTGAGCCATTTAAAGAACGCTGCATCCTTTGGGTATGCCTCTAAAATTGTGGTGACTGATGGCACATAGTTGCCGTTCTCAGTAGCATAGAACCGATTGTCCACAAATTCAATCCGGCCTTTGTTGATGTCAATGTTGAAATTTTGCATAGTTTTTGTTTAAAAGTGAGGAGTCAGAGCAGGACTCGAACCTGCAACGCACAACCATTATTAAGGATGAGTTAACCATTTACCCATTACGTGCTACCTGACTCTGTTAACTAAAAAGGTACTTCATCTGATTCTTCAGCCTTTGCACCGAATAGTCCTTTTGCATTGTTCTCAAGGAACTCCATCCTATCTGAGTCATCCCAAGTATCCTTGCCTTTTACCTTGATCTTCACCAGGTCAGGCATACCATTTGGGTTCTCGCGAGTAAATGCCCACTTGAGTCCACTACCATTTTGGTTGAGGAAGCATACTGACTTCTTCTTGTCACCTTCAATGGTGAGCTTTGGGGTGATTTGCACCCTGTCAGAAAGCTTTACATTTGGCAAAGTCTTGAGGAAAGATGCCGAGTAACCAGATGAGAAGTTCATCTCAAGCTGATAGTTCACACCATTTGACTCAACTTGTACCACAAGGAATTTGCCATAGTCTGACTCCTTTGTGCCTACTTCTTTGATTGTTCCCTCAAGAGAGTCATAGAACATCTCATAGACTTCGCGACCTGCCTTGTTGATGCGAGAAACCGCACCTTCTGTCTTTTCTTTGAAACTCCTCACGAGTTTTCCGTTACTGATGCTTAAAAACACTTTTGATCCGCCTTGACTGTTAGTTAGTCCCA